GGCAGGCTGATTTTCTTCTCCACACCGGGAATGACCATAATCAGGCCTTTCTCCACGATTTCGTTGCCGGTGGCGGCGAGGGTCAGCAGCTGCTCCAGCACCTCGCCGTTGTAATTGGTGTTTTTTACTACTATCGCCATCGTTATTGTTTATTAAGTTTGTTGTTGATTTCCTTCATTCGCTTGCTCCACGGGCTCTCGTCTCCCGGGTCCACTTTCAGGTCCTCCATGACCTTGCGTTTCGGGGCAAGCGCCTTTAACGCTTTTTCTCCTTCCTCCGGGTTGGATTTCAGGATATTCTCATATACAGGACGCATTTCGGCATTGATGCGCCCGTCTGCCTCCGCAGCGTCAAGCAATGCCTTGCGTGCGGCTTCTTCATCGGCGGCCGCCTTGTCCTCAAACTCTTTCAGCCTGGTTTTCAGGTCGTTGTTCTCATTTTCCAGACCGGCGACACGGCCCGCTTCCCTTGCGTAGGACTGAGCCTGCGCGATTACTTCCTCCTCGCTCTTGCAATTGGCAAACGAGGGGTGTTTCCGAATTTCCTCCAAGTTCATCTTGCTTTTGTTTTGTGGCTCCGTGAGCCGGTTGTTGAATAAAGTATATATCTGTTCCGGGGTACTGCCCGCCGGAACCGGTTCCGCGTCATAGATGCCGTCGATAAAGCCGAGGCGGAGCGCATCGTCTGCCGTCAGCCAATGGTCCTCGCCGTCAAAAAACGTAGCCTTGACCTCCTCCTTCGTCATGCCGAGACGGGCGGCATAAATGTCTCCGAGACTATCTTCGAGGCTCTCTATCTCTTCGATGCACTTCTGCATCTCCTTTTTATTGCCATAGCAGCCTCCGCTCACGCTGTGCAGCATCAGCCTCGCATACTTGCTCATCTCTACCGGTTTTCCGCACAGGGCGATCACGCTGGCCATGCTGGCCGCGATACCGTCCACATAGATGTGTACGTCCGCCTTGCTGTTTTTGATGGCGTTGTAGATGGCGATGCCGCAATACACATCGCCGCCGTTACTGTTGATGCGGACATGGATCCGGCTCCCCGCCTTTTCGGCTTCCAACAGTTCCCGGGCCACCCGTCCGCTCTGTACTTCGTAATAGTCTCCGATGTCACCGTAAAGGAAGATGGTGCACACTCCCTCCGCATCGGTCTGTATATTGAAAAATCTGCTCATATCTGTCTGGTTTTAGCACATAATCACGCTGGGTTCACATCGCAAAAATGCGACAAATCAACAGCGTATGAAAATTGTATTTTTACCGTGTAACGGTATGATGTCATGGTGGTTTTGTAAAGTCTCATCATGCGGAACGATTTTTATTTCGCGGGATTTTTAGGGCATTTTTGCAGTTGAATCACAAGAATTAAAGCACTATGGCAGATTTGACGAACGCCCAAAAGAAGGAATGGGCCAAGACTTTATACATGCGGGAGAATCTCACGCAACAGGAAATAGCGGAGCGTGTGGGAGTGTCCCGCGTGACAGTGTCCAACTGGGTGCGTGCCGGGAAATGGGAGGAACAGAAAGCCGGGCTGACACTCACCCGGCAGGAACAGGTGGCCAACCTCTACCGTCAGGTGGCGGAAATCAACCGGGCCATCTCGGCACGGGCGGAGGGGGAACGGTTCCCGAATTCCAAAGAGGCCGACATTCTCGGCAAGCTGTCGGCCGCCATTCGGAACATGGAACAGGAAACCGGAATAGCCGATATCATCAGCGTGCTCACCGGTTTCATCGAATGGCTCCGTCCGTTCGACCTTGAAAAAGCAAAAGAACTGACAAGGCTGGCGGACGCTTATATCAAGGACAAACTATAAACGGGAGGCTCATGAAACAGATCGACAAAACAGCACTCCTCGACTGGGAGAAGTTCAAGGAGGACATCGATAGGGCCACGCCGGTGGACAAATCCATGTCCGCCGCCGACCGGGAGAAGCACCGCCGGTATCTCGAAAGGCATCCGGTGGAGTGGATCAAGTTCTTCTTTCCGAACTATGCCAAGTATGAGTTCGCCGATTTCCAGAAACGGGCCATACAGCGCATCATCGCACACGACGAATGGTTCGAGGTGCTTTCGTGGAGCCGGGAGCTCGCCAAGTCTACCGTCTCCATGTTTATCGTCCTGTTCGTCACGCTCACCGGGCGGAAGAAGAACGTCATCATGACCTCCAACAGCAAGGACAACGCTGTCCGGCTGCTGGCCCCTTACCGGGCCAATTTGGAGGCCAACGGCCGCATACAGGCCTATTACGGCAAACAGGAGACGCCCGGCTCATGGACGGAGGACGAGTTCGTCACCAAAGGAGGCGTGGCGTTCCGTGCAATCGGCGCGGGACAGTCGCCCCGGGGTTCGCGCAACGAGGCCATTCGCCCGGACGTGCTGCTCGTGGACGACTTCGACACGGACGAGGACACTAAGAACCCAGACACGATACAGAAGCGGTGGGACTGGTGGGAAAACGCCCTGTATCCGACGCGATCTATCTCGGAACCGACGCTTGTCATCTTTTGCGGAAACATCATCGCCAAAGATTGCTGCGTGGTACGGGCCGGGGACATGGCCGACCACTGGGACATCGTGAACATTCGAGACAGGAACGGTCGCTCCACTTGGCCGGAGAAGAACACGGAAGAGTTTATCGACCGCACGCTGTCCAAAATATCCACCAAAGCGGCGCAGGGAGAATACTTCAACAACCCGATTTCTGTCGGGGAAGTATTCGAGACCATCGCCTACGGCAAGGTTCCACCCTTATCGAAATTTAAATTTTTGGTCGCATACGGTGACCCGGCGCCGGGCGAGAGCAAGGGAAAGAAAGGCAAGTCCTTCAAGACGGTCTCGCTGCTCGGCAAACTCGGGGGACGGCTTTATGTCATCAAGACTTTTCTCTCCCAAGCCCTGAACGCCGAATTCATCGGTTGGTATGTCAAACTGTTGGAGTTCGTCGGCGGAAAAGCCACCGTGTATTGCTACATGGAGAACAACAAACTGCAAGACCCTTTCTTTCAGCAGGTGTTCAAACCGCTCGTGGCCAAAGTCCGGAAAGAGCAGAAAATATCGCTTTATATCCGGGGGGACGAGAAGAAGAAAACCGACAAGGGAACCCGGATAGAGGCCAACCTCGAACCCTTGAACCGGGAGGGGAACCTGATCCTTAACGAGGCGGAGAAGGACAATCCGCACATGAAAGAACTGGAAGATCAGTTCAAGCTGTTCACGCTTTCGTTACGCTATCCGGCGGACGGCCCGGATGCCGTGGAAGGAGGCAACCGCATCATCGATGAACTCATACATCGGTCGGAGCCTCCGGTGGTCAAGACCCGGAGAGAGTTGCGGAGACGGAACAAACGAAGATTATAACCCTTTAACCCCTATACCTATGAGTCAATTTGTCGAATTGAGGGACTATGACGCGAGTATCCACCGCGACATTCTGGATGCCCTCGTACGGGAGGACGAACCCGTCATCGAAATATGCGAGGACAGGGCTATCGCCGAAATGCGGTGCTACCTGTCGAAACGCTATGACTGCGACAGAATCTTCTCCGCCACCGGGGAGGAAAGGAACCAATTGGTATTGATGATGGTCATCGACATCGCGGTCTATCACATTTTTTGTATCCACAACCCCCAGAAACTCTCGCCCATGCGGAAGGACCGGTACGAACGGGCCGTAGAGTGGATGAAGGCGGTGGCGGCCGAGGAGATCTCCATCGAGGGGGCGCCGCTCCTGCCGGCGGAGGAACGGGCCGGAAACTCGAACTTCCGCATCGAGAGCAACCGAAAAAGGACAAACCACTGGTAATCACATAAGACTATGGCAAAGAAACAAAAACAGAATAACCGGGGCATCATCACCGTCGGAGGCAATCTGACGCTTCCCGGACAAAAGAGACCGAATGTCATCGTGCTCACGCAGCCCAAACGGTTCGGCATCGACATCGCCGACTATATGACGGCCGTCCGAGCCGCCGAGAACGTGGACTATTCAAGGCGTTACAAGCTATATGACCTGTATGCCGACATTCTCATGGACACGCACCTCACCTGCGTGATCGAGAAACGGAAGAACGCCGTGCTCTGCTCCGACATCGAGTTCCGCAGGGACGGCAAGCCGGACGACGCGGTGAACGAGCAGATTCGTTCCCCGTGGTTCAACCGGCTGGTCGGCGACATCATCGACGCCAAGTTCTGGGGCTTTTCCCTCTGCCAGTTCTACCGGGAGGGGGAATGGGTGGACTACGACCTTATCCCCCGCAAGCATGTGGATCCTGTAAGGCGGATTATCCTCCGTCACCAGACGGACATCGTCGGCCTGCCGTGGGAGAATTATTCCGACCTGTTGTTCATCGGCAGTCCCGACGACTTGGGGCTGCTGGCGAAGGCGGCGCCGTGGGTCATCTACAAACGGAACACCACCGGCGACTGGTCGCAGTTCTCCGAGCTCTTCGGTATGCCCATACAGGAGTATGTCTATAACTCCGATGACGAGCAGTCCCGCCAGCGGGCGATAGAGGACGCCGCGAATATCGGAAGCCTCGCACAGTTCTTCCACGACGAGGACACCAAACTCAATTTTATAGAAGCCGGCAACAAGACCGGTTCGGCCGATGTCTACGAACGGCTCTGCGAGCGGTGCAACAACGAGATTTCCAAACTCGTCCTCGGTAATACGCTGACGACCGAATCCTCGGAAAACGGCACGCAGGCTTTGGGTACTGTCCACAAAAAGGTGGAGGACAAAGTGGCCGAGGCTGACAAGCGGTATCTCCTCGATGTGCTCAATTACGACATGGCCGATATTTTCGCCCGCATGGGCATCGACACGGCCGGGGGGAACTTCTGTTTCCCGGAGAAGAAGGAGATAGACCCCACGGCGAAGGTCAATATCCTCACGCAGATCGCCCGGCAGTTCGACCTGCCGGTCTCCGACGACTACCTCTACGAGGAGTTCGGCATCCCCAAACCGGACAACTACGACCAGCTGAAAGCCGCCGTCCGGACAGCAGCGTCCGCGGCCGAAGAGCAGGCCGGGGGTGAGGACGGCGAAAGCACCGACGAGGACGATCCGGCGGAGACCGAAACCGAGCCGAAGAAGAACCGCAAACTTACGGATCGCGTGCGCGATTTTTTCGGCCGCGCCCCCGAAAGCGCGGGGGCGGATTCAGACTGGTAGTCGATACGCTTTATATCGATGCAGCCGAAAAGCAATCGGCGGAGAATGGGTTCTCGTTCGACAGCGGCGTGCTGGCCGCTGCGCTTCGGAACATCTACGAGCGGCGGTACGACCCGCGCACGCAGATCGACGCCGAGCTCTTCGAGGAGGTCAGCCGAATTTTCGATGCGGCGACCGACGCCGGGTTCTCCGGAAGCGAAGCCGGCGGAGACTTCATGGAGCAGCTGCGCACCAACAACGCCGTGTTCGCCGCGTTCAAGACCCACCGCATGGGCCGCGACATGGCTGCGCAGCTTATCGACGAAAACGGCGAGCTGAAATCCTACCAGCAGTTCCGTCGCGACGTCGAGCCGATTGCCGATCACCATGTCGAGGCATGGCTTAGAACCGAATACGACACCGCCATCAAGCGGGCGCACCGCGCCGCCGAGATGCGGCAGTTCATGGCCGAGGCCGACGTGCTGCCGAATATCCGGTGGCTGCCATCGACGGCGGTGAATCCCCGCGAGTCGCACATGCCCTTCTATGACCATGTGTGGCCCGTCGACGACCCGTTCTGGGAGGAGCACAAGCCCGGGGACGAGTGGGGCTGCCAATGCGGCTGGGAGGCGACAGACGACCCCGTGACCGACAACTCGGGGCTGGGCGGCGAGCGGATCGAACCGTCGCCCGGCCTGAAAGGCAATCCGGCGCGCACGGCACAACTGTTCTCCGACGACCATCCCTATTTCCCCTCCGACTGCTCGAAGTGCGCGTTCAAGGGTGTGCAGCTCACGCTCTTCACCAACCGCACGAAGGACTGTTACCACTGCAAAAACGTACTCAAAGCGGTGCAGAAGGCGGAAAAGACGCTGACGACGAAACGGGCGGAACTCGCCGAGAAGAAATCCGACGCGACGTCCCGCGTCAGTCGGTTGTCGCTGCCGGCGCCGGCCGTACATTCAAGCACGGAATTGAAGTACGGAACGGTGATGTGCTCGAAGTCCGACATCCGGCAGTTGGTATACCATGCCGCCGATGCCGAAAGCGTCGATGTGTCGATGAAGATGGATCGCTATTTAGACCGGCTGCGATTCGTGCGCGTGGAGGAGCCGAAACATTTCACCGGCAAGAAGCAGTCGCGCGGACTGGTCGAATACACCGTGTATGAGTTGGAGGTCGGCAAGCGGACTTTCGTGGTGAAATGCGAGGCCCGGACGAACCGGGAGACATCGGAAATATACGAACATCCGTATTCGATATACCGGAAATGAAAAAAGCATCCGAACGGCCGAAAGACACTCCCGACATGGAGCTCGGACTTATGTGCGGATGCTTTTGAAAGCGTTGGCACGCCTTCACCCGCAAATATAACAACAAATCTACCGAAA